CTAAAGGAGGCAATCCCAGATATTCTGTTCGTTCTTTATTAACCCAATAAAGCGTTTCCTCTTCTATACGTTTTTTCTCAGCTGGGTCAGTTACTACACCTGGTGAACCACCGCCTTGGAGTCCTTGAACTAAACCACCACCAGCCATTGCTACAGCAGGTGCGCTACCAGCATCTTGAGCACTGGAAAGAGGAATCATAGGTATCTGAGGAGCTTGAGGTATATCTGGGAAATCTACTTCTGGTATACTAAAATCAACACCCAACTTCTTTAATGCTCCCAATGCCATATTAATTACACTTATCATATTATTCAGACCAAACTCTAAAGCATTCTTTAATATTCTTGTAGGAGCAGTTCCTATAAACCATATTGCTTTAATTATTTGATTTAATACAGTAGTTATTCCATTAATAATAAGGAAAAATGGATCTAATAATTTCTTAGGATTCTGTATAACATCAACTAATCGCATAACCACACCACCAAGAATTACATTCATAAAGAATTTCAAAATCATATCCAAGAAACCTTTTACTGGTTTTATTGCTTTATCAAATGCTGGTCCTACTATTTTACTACCACCTTTCTTTTCCAACTCTGCTTCTCTAGCATCATCTGCTGCTGCATCAGCACCTTGTTTTATATCATCAGCTTTATCTTTATCTGCCTCTACTTTTCCTTCCAAATGCCCTAAAATCTTATCAAGATTTTCTTCAATTTTAGTAAGAGAAGGATCTAAAGCACTCTTTAAAAAAGTTACTATTTCTTTTACAGCTGGTTCCTTTTCTCCTTCACCATCTCCTTCTTCTCCATCTACACTTTTACTTACTCCCTCCACATCTGCAGCAGCAGATGATGAACCAGTTTTTCCAGTAGAACCAGCAGCACCAAACCCACCAGCAGATCCTGAAGAACCTGATTTTCCACTCTTACCTTTCTTACCTTTCTTATTAAGAACTTTAGTTACAAACTTTTGAAAACCTATTTTATTATTTCTCTTCTTAAAACCTTCCTTTCTTTCTTGTGGAGATACTTGTTGTCCAGCTATAGTACCTTGCTGTTGAAGTTCATCAGCAAACCTCTCATAATTATCTTCGCCTAAAAAACTCTCACCATTAATTCCTCCTGCTCCATCAGATCCATCATCACCACCAACACCATCAGCACCATCAAATCCATCTAGTCCAGAAGCACCATCAGATCCATCTCTACTTCCAGATCCGCTTGTTGCATCCCAATCTCCAGATACTTCATCATCCCAATCCCCAACAGATCCAGAAGAACCAGCAGCTCCTGCTTTACCTGATCTAATATCTCCTAATGCTTGTATTATTACATCTGTTAGATTACTTATTACTGTATCTTGCTGTTTGTTTCTATCTGCCTGTCTGTTTGTCCATATTTCTACTCCAGTTTCTATATTTTTTACTCTTCCTTCAAGACCAATAACGCGTTTCAATGTCTTCCTTTGGGATGCAAAGGATTTACCTAATGTCTTGTGTATACCCTGAAATTTAATACCTATTTCTTTCCCGAGTTTATCAACCTGTTCCCCTGAATCCTGAAGTCCTGCAACTTTACTCGCTAGTTTATAATGAGGGTCATGCTTTGCCCTCAGAGACTCTATTAAACCTCCTTCTTTATATAAATGTGGTTTACCTTTAGGCATTACTTTTTTGTTGTTTACGTTTGAGTTCTTCTTCCTCTAAGTGCTGCTTAAGAAGCTCAACGTAAACATCTCGCTCCCAAGGCATTAGATTTTCTATCTCAGTTAATGAGTATTTATGGTACTGCATCAGGGCGAAATTCAACTTATAATAGTTCTCTAGATCCATATGGATCATGCCTATGCGAAAAAAGACGACAAACCCTCCAATACAACAGTACTCTTCACTTTAGTCTTAGGATTAAGAACATTAATTTCATGAGATAACTTAGGCATAGTATCAAAAAACTTTTCAATTTCTTTGAACTGTTTAGAGTTCATCTGCTCTAGAAACTCATTAATTTCTTTCTTAGTACAATCTGCTAAAGACCATACTTCTTCCTCATTATAAACTTTATCTATACAACTACCAATTAAATCAAAAGATCTCTCTATATTATTATCATCATTAAAATCAAAATTATTACTAATAAATTCATGCAAAGAAGGATACTTCATTTCCATAGTTAATTGATCATCTACTTTAACTTTATTAGTATGTCCTTCTGTCTCTTTAACTTTAATCTCATCAATCATAATCTTCACAGGGACTGAAGTAGTCTCATCATCAGGAGCAATAATATTAACTTCAACTTCTTCTCCAACAGACTTTCCTCTGATGTTTAAGAAGAGATATTCAATATCAAAAGTAGGAAGAGTTTCTACTTTGATACCTTTTGTTAATATACAAGATTTAATAACAGCTTTAATAGCATTTGTTATTTGTTTTGTATCCTCACTTTCTAAAGCAAGTACTAAAAGTTTTTCTTCTTTAACTAAAAAAGGTCTATAACTGATTTTCTTTTTTATAGAAGGTAATTCCAACTCATAAGTTGGTGTAGCAATGGTTGGTAAAGGCATTTCAATTCAATGTGGTTTTATATATAGGAGGTTTTAATTAAAGAAATCAAATACACTAGAAAGAGCATCAAAGTTAATAGATCTATTAGGTGTAATTAAAACCTTCTTTCTCTCTCTAACATATCTCATATAATTTATAGTAACAGTGCATCTTAAAAGATCACTAGAACCATAAGAAACTGGCATAGATGTTATACTCTCAGGGTAAGCTCCAACAAGAGTGTATTGTAATTGTAAAGGATCTGCATTATTTGCTACAGTTCTATTACTAGGAGTAGTTACATCCTTTTCAAATTTTGTGATATACATTTCAGATCTATAATCATTAGGATAACTCATCCTGTAATTAGCATATCTACTTTTATATAAACCTCTATTCTGTTCAACTCCTACTCCAGTAGTAAAATCAATCCATCCATCAAAGAACTCAATAACATTATAGTCATGGTCAACTAAAAAAGTTAAATCCATAGTTCCATCATACATTCTACGGTATACCATCTTTTCAGATACACCAGCATAATCATTGGTCACATCATGAGTAGCAGAAGCAGAACCTGGAAGAACTGCTGACTCACAAAGTAATTCTAAGTTCTCACCTTGTCTAACATAATCAAACCCTCTTCCACTCTCTCTTAAAAAACCACTTACTTGTGGGGGTGGTTGTATTTTAATTTGATAGATAGAAGTTTGAGCTAGATGAGTTATCCTACTCTTCAACTCTGATGTTCTATATGGTCTGGGCGTTACATTCGCCATCTATAAATAAATTTAACTACCATTACTATGTATATGAGAAATTGCAATGGCTGGTACATATAAAAGTATTTTTAAACCTAAACACCCTAAAAAATACATTGGTGACTCCAGCAATATTATCTGTAGAAGTAATTGGGAAAGAGAATTCTGTAATTACTGTGACTCTAATAAAAATATAGTCACTTGGGCATCAGAAGAATTTTGTATTCCATATATTTCTCCACTAGATAATAAGAGACATCGTTATTATCCAGACTTCTTAATTCAAGTTAAAGAAGCAGATGGAAAATTGAAAAAGTATGTTATTGAAATCAAACCTAAAAAACAAACAGTTGAACCTAAGAAAAGATCTAGGGTAACTAAATCATACATCACTGAAGTGAGAACTTATGCTGTTAATCAAGCCAAATGGCAGTATGCACGTGAGTTTTGTAAAGATAATAGTTTAGAATTTAAAATTATTACGGAAGATCAACTCTATGGACGAGGAACTAGAAAGGTATCACGAAGACAGAACAAATAGACTGGAACATGTAGCGAGCGAAATTAATGAGATGCAAGATCCTGATGACATGATGCTTGCTATTACTGAAATCTTAACAGAGACTGAATTAACTCCAGATGTTGGTAAGTTTTATACCTTTATATACTCACCCAAGACTCCTAGAATTAGGTATGATCAATTCCCTTTGATTGCATGTGTTGGTCTTTTTAGGTGGGGTTTTAGAGGAATGAACTATCATTGGGGTGGTGAGTTCAGAAATTATACTTGGGAAGAAGTATTAGGACAGTTACATTTAGCATATCCTATGGAGATGCCTGACTTAAGATCTTTTCCTTATCAAAACTTCAAGATAAATAACTAAAAATAGTGTCATATGTCTGCTGATACTGCTGGTTGGACAAAACAAACAAACCCTCAAGAATTTAGAGCTGACTTTAGAATTAATTCTAAAGAAGGAACTGTCAACTCTAAAGCTAATGCTATAGTAATCACCAACAAAGGAAGTGGTGATTATAGTGTGTATCGAGACAATGGACTACTACCAGGAATAGGAACTAAAGCATATACATTTGATGCAGACACTGGAGGAACAACAGTTACCAATCAGGTAGAATTTGATAAGTTATTTACTGGAGATAATGCACAGCAATTTACCAACCTCAATAGTATTACTAAGAAAGCTACAATAGGATTAGCAAAAGAAGCAATAATTAATAATGATCCACAAACTTTAACCAATTGGACAAATCTAATAAACTCTAAAGGATACAAATCATTAGGAAAAAATGCTGGCCAAAACAATCCCAATGATCAAAATAATGATTTAAGAGATGGTTCACCAAGACCTGCAGGAGGTTTTGCTACCACTAATAGAGTTGAAAAAACATCTATGACAGTGGGTGGTTCTAAAGATGTATTAAGATATCCTCGTCAAAGTTTAGCACAATTTGGTTATGATTATATTCAAATAAAAGCTTTTGATTATGAAGCATCAGGTTTAAAAGTAGGATCAGGAAAAGCATCTGGTTTTGCTGGTTCTGGTGGAAATAGATTTAAAAATTCTTATGAAACTATTCAACTTCCAATGCAACCAAATCTCTCAGAAAGTATGGGAGTTGGTTGGGGTGAGAACCAATTGAATGCTCTACAAGCTAACCTAGCTCGAGCTGCTGAAGGTGCTATAGAAGCAGGAGGATTAGAAAAGGGATCTGGTAAAAAAATAATAGATGCTGGTAAAGATTTATTAAAGAATGCCAAAGATCCAGAAGCCAAGAAAGCTGTAGCAGCATACTTTGCTGGTCAAGCAGTAGGAAATAATCAGTTGATAACCAGATCAACTGGTAATGTTATGAATCCTAATTTAGAATTACTATTCACTGGTCCTGCTTTGAGATCTTTTAACTTTAACTTTACTCTTACTCCTAGAGATAGAGAAGAAGCAAGAATAGTTCGTAAAATAATCAAGTCAATGAAGAGAAACATGTCTCCTCAAAGATCTGAATCTCAACTGTTCTTAAAAACTCCTAGAATATTTGAACTACAATACATATATGGTGAGGGTAATACTCCTCATCCTTTCTTGAATAAGTTTAAGCCATGTGCTTGTAGAAACTTTAGTGTTAATTACACACCTGATGGATCTTACATGACTTATGCTGGTGAACCTTCAATGACTTCATACCAAATTACTATGGCATTTGGAGAGATTGAACCAATATATGCTGATGAATATAAAGATAACAATTCACCAACAATGGGATTCTAAGCAATGGCAAAAAATTATTTCCAATACATTCCAGATTTTGATTATGTTAGTCGCCTTCCTAAAGCGCAAAGCATATCTGATTACTTAAGAGTAAAGAATCTTTTTAAAAGAACAAAGATATCACAAACAATATTTGATGATCTCACATACTTTACTAAGTATCAAATCATTGCTGATGAAAGACCTGACAATATAGCTTATAAAGTCTATGGAGATTCTGATTTAGACTGGATGGTAATGCTAGCTAACAATATCACAAATCTTCAAAATGAATGGCCATTAGAAGAACAATCATTTTATAGATTTCTTATTAATAAGTATGGTTCAGAAGCAGGAATAGAAAGTGTACATCATTATGAAACTCAAAAAGTTATAGATTCTAAAGAAAAAGTAATAGTTCCTAAAGGATTAGAAGTTCCATCTAATTATTCAGTAACCTTTCTTGATTCAGGTACAAGAACAGAACAAATTCGTACTAATATTACTGATGCTATAACCAATAGACAATTTGAAGAGAGAGTGCAAGATGAAAAAAGAAATATCTTTCTTATCAAGCCTAGGTTTATTGGTCTAATTATAGAAGAGATGGAAAGAGTTATGGAGTATCCTAAAGGAAGTACTCAGTATGTTTCTTCAAGAGTAGTAAGAGGAGAAAACGTTAGGTTATATGATTAA